CAGATAACGATGAACAAGATGCAAGCTACTATGTGGAAGCTATTGTGGTTATCGCTAATGGAGGCATCCTACTAAAAGCAGAAGCTAACCCGTACATGATGCAGGATCGTCCTGTAGTTGCATTTCCTTGGGACGTAGTTCCCGGTAGGTTCTGGGGCCGTGGTGTTTGTGAGAAAGGCTACAACAGCCAGAAAGCGCTTGATACAGAGCTACGAGCACGTATTGATGCCCTAGCCCTAACTGTCCACCCAATGATCGCTATGGACGCTACACGGCTTCCTAGAGGCTCTAGGCCAGAGGTTCGTCCCGGTAAGATTATCTTAACCAATGGCGACCCTAAGACTGTACTCAATCCATTCAACTTTGGTCAAGTAAGTCAGATTACGTTTGCACAGGCAGCAGAGCTACAGAAGATGGTTCAGATGTCCACAGGCGCTATTGACTCCGCTGGTATTCCCGGCAGTATCAATGGTGATGCTACGGCTGCTGGTATTAGCATGTCGCTAGGTGCAATTATTAAGCGTCATAAGCGTACCTTGATTAACTTTCAACAGTCTTTCTTAATTCCCTTTGTCAAGAAAGCTGCTTGTCGTTACATGCAGTTTGACCCAGAGAACTATCCTGTCAAAGACTACAAGTTTAATACTACGTCTACCTTGGGTATTATTGCCCGTGAGTACGAAGTAACGCAACTTGTGCAACTACTGCAAACTATGCCAGCAGAGTCTCCACTGTACAACACGTTGATTCAGTCAATTATTGACAACATGAACCTGTCTAACCGTGAAGAACTAATGGCTAAACTAGCTCAGGCAGAGCAAGCATCACAGCCTACGCCTGAACAACAGCAGATGCAACAAGCGGCTGCACAGGCACAGATGGCCTTCCAACAGTCTCAGACAGCAGCGCTCAACGGTCAAGCATCAGAGTCTGAAGCTAGAGCGCAAAAGATTACTGTAGAGACACAGCTTGCACCACAGGAGCTACAGATTGACCAAATTAAGGCAGTCACCGCTAACCTAAAGGCAGGTGACCAAGAGGACAAGGAGTTTGAGCGTCGCATGAAGATTGCTCAGACATTCTTGAAAGAGAAAGAGATTGACCTAAAAAATCAACCTCCACAACAACCACAACAACCAAGTCAACCCCTTAGACTGCAACAAGGATAAATTGATGGTCGTAACACGTACAGAGCTAACTCAGATAGTAGAGCAAATTAATAAGAAGTTTGACGAACTAGAATCTAAAATTAAAGAGTTAGAGGAAAAAAATGTTAAGAAATTACCGAACAAGAAGGCGGCGTAATGCCTAGTCCACGCAAAGGTAAAGCTAGAGTCAAAGTAACTTCTAGCGGTAAAAAAGTTTCCTACGGTCAAGCTGGCTCAGCTAAGGGCGGCGGCCCACGAGTAAAGCCGGGAACCAGTAAAGGTGATAGCTACTGTGCTAGATCTTTAGGAATTAAAAAGCGTTTACCTAAAAGTAAACAAAATGACCCTAACACACCAAACAATTTATCGCGTAAGCGTTGGAAATGTTCTGGTGCTAAATCAAGGAGAAAATAATATGCCCGGTTATGGAATGAGTTACGGTAAGAAAGCAATGAATGGTAAAAAGAAAAAGAAGCCAATGATGGGCGGCACTAAGAAAAAAATGGGTACTCGTAGAGGCCGCTAATGGTTATTGAATCTGTTGCAGCAGCCAGTGCAATTTTAACCTCACTCAATGGTTTGATAAAACAAGCCAATGAGACAGGTTCTGGTATGCAACAGCTTATGGGAACCATCTCTGACTTTGGGGAAGCCTTAAACACTTTTGAGGTTGAAAGAAAAAGCAGCACTTTCAAACCCCTTAGTCAGAATGAAATACTCAAGTTGCAGATGATTCGTCGTTCCTATGAACGCTACTGGAAAGACGTTAATGATTTGCTTGCTATGCTGGACCCACAACTACTTGAGGACTTTAAGAAAGCTAAATCAGAACAAGAGCATGCCCGTAAACAGCATTTGTCTATGCTGGCCCGTAAGAAAAAAGAAAGAGATGTGTTACTACATCAAGTACTAGTAGGAGGTGTTACTTTCCTTATTGGTGGCTTAATAGCTGCTGGAGTACTAACTATAGTCATAAAAACATTTAGTTAAAAAAACACTTGACAAATACGAAAAAGTATGATATAATAGATATGTACTTTAACGTACATTAAGTATTCTTTAACAAAGGCAAAATACAATGACTCAAGAGTTAGAAACTTACTTCAACAATTACTTTGCTATGTTTCGTTCAGAAGGCTGGAAACAGCTAATCTCTGACTTAAGCGGTAATGTTGCACAGATNAACTCAGTAGAACTTACTACGGATAACGATAACTTGAACTTTCGCAAAGGTCAGTTAGCTATCCTAGCAACCATATTGAATCTTGAAACACAGATTGACAACGCTCATGCAGAAGCAGAATCAGGTGAAGATACTGATGCGGAAGCACTAGATGAGGCTGTTTGATTTTAGATGTCCTTGTGGACAACTGTTTGAAGATTTAGTTAAGTCTGATGTCACAACTTCTAGGTGCAGTTGTGGCTTGGACGCTAAACGTGTTATCTCTCCTGTAAGGTCCAACTTAGAGGGTATCAGCGGAGACTTTCCTGATGCTCACGATAGGTGGGTTAAAAAGAGAGAACAACACATGGCACATGAGAGAAGGCAAACCTCTTAGAGAACCTTCATACTAAACATCTCCACAATACTAAGGTACGGAGTTAATAATGGCTAAGATTATTGAACCTGAGCGTCAACAGGATAATAAAGACGTAGAACAACTAGACATGTTTGCACAAGTAGAGGAACAACAGGAAACTCCTACAGAAGTACAGGAACCTGAAATACCCGACAAGTACAAAGGCAAGTCTGCTGAAGAACTTGTACAGATGCACCAAGAAGCTGAGAAGCTATTGGGCAGACAAAGTTCTGAAGTAGGTGAGCTACGTAAGGTTGTAGATACGTATATCCAGACTCAACTCACTGAAGATAAACAAGAAGCACCCCAACAAGTCGAAGAAGTAGATTGGTTTACAGACCCTGATAAAGCTGTAGACAGAGCTATCCAGAACCATCCTAAGATTAAGGAAGCTGAAGCACTCACTCAACAATATAAGCAAAGTACTGCACTGTCAGAGCTACAACGTAAGCATCCTGACATGCAACAGATACTACAAGACGCTAATTTTGCTGAGTGGATTAAAGCATCCAATGTTAGGACTAAACTGTTTGTAGCAGCAGACCAGCAGTACGATCACGAATCTGCCGATGAGCTATTTAGCTTGTGGAAAGAGAGACAGAATATCGTACAGCAAACTGCCGCTGTAGAGCAACAAGCTCGTAAACAATCAGTTAAGGCAGCTTCCACAGGTAACGCCCGTGGTAGTACTGAATCAGCCCCTAAGAAGATCTATAGACGCGCAGACATTATTAACCTTATGAGAACCGACCCTGACCGTTACGCTGCTCTACAACCAGAGATTATGAAGGCGTATGAGGAAAAGAGGGTCAGATAACAAACCTTAAAAAGAGATATTTATTATGACTGATTCCACATATCCCGCAACTGGCGGGTTCGTTGACAACACTAGCGCAGCTACTTTCATTCCAGAAATTTGGAGTGATGAGATTGTTGCTGCATACCAGAAGAACCTTGTCTTGGCAAACCTTGTCAAGAAGATGTCTATGGCTGGCAAGAAAGGCGACACGATCCATGTGCCTAAGCCTGTCCGTGGTGATGCACACGCTAAAGCAGAGAACACTGCTGTAACGGTACAGAACGCTACGGAAAGCGAAGTACAAATTTCAATCAACAAGCACTTCGAGTACTCTCGTTTGATTGAAGACATCACCGACGTACAAGCGCTTAGCTCACTGCGTCAATTCTATACGGAAGATGCTGGCTACGCTTTGGCAAAGCAAGTTGACACCGACCTGCACAGCTTGGCTACTGGCCTTGGTACTTCAGGTACGTCTTCTACAACTTACCTGAACAATGCTGGTACGTTCTTCGTAGATGCCTCTAATGGCCTGTCTACCTATACTGCTGACACGGTTGTTCCTGCTGACGTATTTACCGACGCTGGCTTCCGTGGCATCATTCAGAAGTTGGACGATCAAGACGTACCAATGGAAAACCGTTGCTTTGTTATTCCTCCTTCAGTACGCAACACCATCATGGGTATTGATCGTTACGTAAGCTCTGACTTCGTAAACAACGGTCAAGTCACCAATGGTCAGATTGGTCAACTGTACGGGATTGACGTATTTGTTAGCACCAACTGCCCTGTTGTTGAAGCTGCTGGCGATAACTCTGCTTCCGCTGTAGACTCTCTGGGTGCATTGTTGTTCCAGAAGGATGCAATTGTAATGGCTGAGCAACTGGGTGTACGCTCTCAGACTCAGTACAAGCAAGAGTTTCTTGCCAACCTGTTTACCTCAGACACTCTGTATGGCGTTGCTGTACTTCGTCCTGAGTCAGGTTTGACCTTGGTTGTTCCTAAGTAACAACTGTTTAGCTGGGGGCTGCTATGGTGGCCCCTTAGCTTTATCTTTAAGGATAGTATTATGTTACAAGCGTTGATTGGGCCTGTTTCTAACTTAGTCGGTACGTTCCTTAAAAATAAAGCTGCTGAAAAACAAGCTGTCCACGAATCCAAGATGCGTAAGATTAACACTGACGCTGATTGGGAGTCTCAACAAGCCAGTGCATCACAGTCCTCATGGAAAGATGAGTGGTTTGCTGTTATCCTTAGCCTACCTCTAATAGGCGCTTTTATTCCTAGTCTAGTTCCCTATGTACAAGAAGGTTTTATTGTTCTTAATTCTATGCCTGATTACTATAAAGGCTTCTTAGCAGCGGCTATTGCTGCCAGCTTCGGTATTAAAAGTGTATCTGCTTGGGGTAAGAAATAAGTGTTTGAGCCTGATATAGATTTTAGCACACTGCCAGTAGGGTTGTTTAGTTCTAATTTTCCTGTTGTTCCTACTTCTACACCTGCTCCTGTAGCTGCTCCTGTAGCTGCTCCTCCTCCTTCTATTACAGAAGTAGCTTCAGGGGGCTACGCTGACTTAGGGGCTGCAATAAGCGACTATCGAAATTCTTTGTTTTCAGGTGCAGATTACTTTGATATTGATGATGTTGATAGGGTAGATGACTATTACAATGCTACCTTTAGGACTACTTTAGGAGATATAGGTAATGTTTATTCTCCATTTGACCTTATAGGTGGAGAAGGCACTATGTCAGGAGCAGGTGCTCCACCAGACAGTATACAAGTAGACCCTACTTTTTACTTTGCTAATGTAGATGCCCCTGACTACCTAAGAGACTTTACGTCTCCAGCTACAACAGAAACTGCTGTATCTGCTTACTCAAACATTGGTGATTTAGAAAATTCATCCGACATGGCCTCTGCTCTTAGTAATTACTATGGGTATGAAATAACACCTACTGAACAAGATTTAGGTAGGTTTGGAGGCAAACTTGAAAAATACACAGGCTCATCAGGAGATAAACTAGCAGAGTTTCATTCTCTTGTAGAGCCTATCCTAGCTGAGCAAGTATCTTACTTACAAACAGTAGAGGGTTTTAACTATCAAGACGCTTTACAAGAAGCCTATAAACGTGATCCAATGTTACAGGCTCTGTACTACAAGTACGATGTAACTCCTATTAGATACGACAGCAGAGGGTCTGAGTATATATATGACCCTTTTAGCTATGGTGAAATTAGAACAATAAAGGTAGACAAGCCTAACCTCTTTGAACAAGTAGCTAGAGCATTCCCTACAATAGTTTTATCCACTGCATTAGGGCCAGCGGCAGGTAGTGTATTAGCATCAACAGGTATTGCAGCAGCAGGAACAACTGCTAATGCTGTTTTATCTAGCGCACTGGCTAGTGCAGCATCAGCAGGGCTACAAGGCGCTGACCTTCAGGAAGCCCTGAAAGCGGCTTTAATTAGCGGAGGAACAACTTTAGCAGGAGATTTTGTTGCAGGTGCTGCTGGAGGCCCAGCTACAGACACAATAATTGATGCATCCGGTAACATAACTTTTTCAGGGGGTTCTCCTTCAGGAGTGTTGTCAGGCGCTACAGACCTTATTAGTCCTGTTTTTAATCCTAATGTTCTTAATCTTGCAGCATCGGCTATTACTGCCCCTGAGCAAGAAGAAGAAGTAACTGTAAGCGATCCTCTTATTACTTTAGATGATGTACTTGAAGCAATAGAAGATGGTGAAGAACCTCCAACTACAACAGTAGATGTTCCAGAGTTAGCGGATATTCCTGTTACATCTGAAGTAGAACCTATTGAACCACCAGAGGAGTTTGAAGAAGACATTCCTTCTCCTGTTGTTGTACAGCCAGAAGAAACAGTAGATACTGGAGGCGGTGGTGGAGAAGCCCCAGCACCAGAAGCTGTAGCACAACCAGCAGAAGTAGTAGTAACAGAGCCACAACCAGAACAAGAAGACATTTTTACAAGCACTATAGATACTACTCCGTTTGGGGAAGAAGATTTAGCCGCAGCACGTTCAGAAGTTAGAGATGATATTCTTACTGGGCAACTAAATGAAGCTATAGAATATGCAGAAGCTACAGGTAATACAGACATGGTAGACGCTCTTACTCAAGAGCGTGACCGTTTGTTGGCAGATGGCCCTATGACAGGTGAAGTTATAGAAGGACCGGAAGATGTTGTCCTTGACCCTGTAACTGGAGAGCCTGTTGAAGCACCTGTATACGAAGTTATTCCTACACTTTTAGAGGTATGGAATCAAGGGCAAACAAGTCTTGAAACAGAAAGAGAAGTTGCTGACACTCTTAGGACTACGCTTGAGTCTACACAGGAAGACTTAGCAGAGCAAAGAGAAGTAGCTACGGCTCAACAAGAAGATATTGATACTCTAAATACTTCAGTATCTGACCTAACAACTACAGTAGAGAATCTACAAACTAGTTTACAGGAAGCTAATGACGCTAGAGAAGCTGCTGTAGAACAAGGTAATCAGGCTTTAGCAGATGCTTTAGAGCAGCATCAAGAGTTATTACAAGATCAAATTACTACTTCTGAACAAATTTTAGAAGACGCTATAGCTGCTGGTAAAACAGAGTTATCTGATGCTGTTGCGGCTGGAAACGCTGCTACAGCAGAAGCAGTAGCGGCAGGAGAAGCCCTAGGCGAAGCTCGCTACGGTGAAGGCTTAGGCACAGGTAGAGGAGAAGGTGCAGGCGCAGGCATAGGGGCTGGACTAGGCTTAGGTTTGCTTGCTGGTATGGCAGGGGGCATGGGCGGAGGCACAGCTTATACACCTCCAGACTTTGAAGACTATCAGTTTAGAAAAACATACCAAGCTCCTGAGTTATTAGAACTAGCACCACAGTATGCAGGTTATCAAGCTCCTACATTAGAAGGACTATTTAGAGGATTTATATGAGCACGCAATATCTAACAATAGTTAACGAGGTACTGCGTAGACTACGTGAAGACGAAGTATCTGCTGTAGCTAACACTACATACTCTAAAATGGTAGGTGACTTTGTAAATGACGCTAAGCGCATTGTAGAAGACTCACATGCTTGGTCTACACTAAGGACTACTATTGTTGTCCCTACAGTAGCAGATACTACAGAGTATAGCTTGACAAACGCTGGAGAACGTGTTAAAATATACAGTGCCATCAATGACACATCAAACTTTTTTATGCGTTATGAGTCACCTAACTGGTTTAACAACGCATACT